AAAATAAAGAAAGACGGAGTCTTGCTTTTAATTATATTTTTAAAGTTTTTGATTCTGAAACAGGAGCACAAATATTAGGTGATTCTGTAAATGCTACAAATAGAAAGAATTTATAATGGAAGCTAAAACAGAAGTAGAAATTAAAGAAATTCCTGCTCTTAAAATTTTAAAGATAAAATTTCCACAAAAATATATTGATGATCTAAATGAATATATTGATGATTTTATTATTCCAGCAAATGAAAGTTTTTCACATGGACTTGTTGGCCAATTAAATCAAGACAAAAGATCAGCACAACTTACATTTCCTCTTGATACTGGTTTTGGAAAAAGGTTTAAAAAAGATTTAGAAGAGCTTGCAAATATTTTTCTGCAAAAGGGATATGATAGATTATCAAAAAGTGAAGCATTTTCATGTTGGACTAATCATGCTTATTCTGGCGATTATAATCCCTTTCATTCTCATGGTGTTAGTACTATGGCTGGATTTTCTTCATTTTTATACTTGAAAGTTCCAAAATGTATTTCCGAAGTTTCTGGGGGTATACCTACTCTTAACGGTGCAACTGGTCAAACAGATGGATGGACACAACTAATTTGGGGAACTAATACTCGTAAAGAATTATATGAACTAAAAGAACAAGAACAAGAATTTATTAAACCTGTAGTTGGATTAATGATTTTATTTCCTAATTGGTTAAATCATTTGGTTCATCCATTTTTTGGTGAGGGTGAACGTAGAACATTAGCAGCAAATTTTAATATTTATGATTCAAAAGAAGAAATGAAAAAATATATGTCTAAGCGTGAAAAAGAATTATTTGATAATTATATGAAAGAAAAGAATATTGCTAAAAAAGAATAAAATAGATTATAAGTACTGTGAAGATAAAGCCCTCACAGAGTTAAAAGACTATATTGATTCCACATACGATCAACATTACAGTAAAAACAGATTCCAAGCCACAGAGTTTATCATAGATGGTGGCCATGGAGAAGGTTTCTGTATCGGTAATATATTAAAATATGCTCAACGATACGGAAAAAAGAATGGCAAGGACCGAAGGGACTTGTTAAAAGTTATACACTATGGTATAATTGCACTACACATTAATGATATGGAGAAACGTGATAATGAATCTAAGTGAACAAACAGTGTCGATACTGAAGAACTTTTCGACAATAAACCAGAACCTTTTAGTTAAACAAGGTAAGGTTTTGAATACAATGTCTGCAATGAAAAATATCGTTGCAAAGGCTGAAGTGGAAGAAGAGTTTCCACAAGAATTTGCAATCTATGACTTGAACGAATTTTTGGCTTGTCTTTCATTATTTGCAAATCCAGAATTGACTTTTAAAGAAGGATTTGTTGTTATGAGTGAAACAGGTTCAAAAGGTAAAAATCTTAAATATTGGTTTTCTGATCCTTCTGTAGTAACTTCACCAAGTAAGGAACTTGATATGCCATCATCAGAAGTTGAGTTTCCTATGGATAGTGGTATTCTTTCAGAAGTAACTAAAGCTGCAGCCGTCATTGGTGCTCCAGATATGGTTTTAGAAGCTATGGATACTGGAAGTGCTGTATTAAAAGTTACAGATAAAAAGAATGATACTGCAAACAGTTATGATTCTCATGTTAATGTTAAAAATACAGATCCTCATAAAAATGTTCCGTATAAATTCTGGTTCAAAGTAGAGAATCTTAAACTATTGCCAGGAAGTTATGATGTTCAAGTTTCTGAAAAAAGGATCAGTCATTTCCAAAATCAAAAATTACCAGTTGGATATTTTATTGCACTAGAACCTGAGTCATCTTATGGTAATTAATCGTGGACACATTTTTATGGGTTGAACAGTATCGCCCCAAAACTGTTAGTGATTGTATTCTACCACAAAATCTTAAAAATACATTTGCAGAGTTTGTTAAACAAGGTAATGTACCAAACATAATTTTATCAGGTGGGCCTGGTGTAGGTAAAACAACTATTGCCCGGGCTGTACTTGATGAAATTGGTGCTACCTATATGTTTATAAATGGTTCGGAAGAATCTGGTATTGATGTTCTACGAACCAAGATCAAAAACTTTGCATCTACTGTTTCTTTAGAGGGTGGTAGAAAGTATTTGATTCTTGATGAAGCAGATTATCTAAATCCACAATCAACTCAACCAGCCTTACGTGGTTTTATTGAAGAGTTTCATAAGAATTGTGGGTTCATTCTTACTTGTAATTATAAAAATCGTTTGATTGAACCACTACACTCTCGTTGTAGTGTTATTGATTTTACAATTCCAAAATCTGAAAAGGCAAGTCTTGCTTCAGAATTTATGGAAGCAGTTGAAAATATTCTTCTTCATACAGAAGAAATAGAGTATGATAGAAAAGCTCTTGCTGAAGTAATACAAAGACATTTTCCAGATTGGAGGCGTGTATTAAACGAACTGCAACGGTATTCTGTGTCGGGTAAAATTGATGCGGGAATACTCATTGATATGGCAGAGATAAATATCAAAGAGTTGATGCAGTTTATGAAAAATAAGGAGTTTACTAATGTTCGTAGATGGGTTGTTAATAATCTTGACATGGATCATGTACGTCTGTATCGCAGTATTTACGATAGCCTGTATACTTTCCTTGACCATAGTTCTATACCTCATGTTGTCGTTATATTGGGTGAGTATCAATATAAGTCAGCATTTTCCGCCGATCAAGAGATAAATCTTCTTGCTTGTTTAACAGAGATTATGGCAAGAGGAAAGTTTAAATGATTGAAATTTTTGATAATGTATTAGAAGATCATATTGCAATTTTAATTGATGACTATATGAAAAACCTGTCTTGGAAGTTTGAATATCACTCAAATATACTTAGACCAAATAAACACTGGCACATTCTTTGTGGTCATGATGAAGAAGAGTGTGAAAAAAATGGTTTCGATTGGGCCCATCAAATTTTTATATCAGCAAAAAATAAAGTAGGTAAAGATTTAACTTACGAGAGAATATACTGTAATGCACATACACACGGTATAGAACCACATTTACATAAAGATGATGGTCAATTTACTATGATATACTATCCACGATTAGATTGGAAACTAGAGTGGAGTGGTGGAACCATTATAGAAGACCAATTAGTTGAATATGTTGGTAATAGAATAGTTATGTTTGATGCTCATTTGCCCCATAAAGCTATGACAGTTTCAAGGGAATGTTACGAACTAAGAACAAACGTGGTTTTTAAATGTCATGTATGAATTAAAAGATTATCTTAATGCTATAAATCATACAAAAGAAAACTTGATGGATACAGAGGATGAGCAATGGGAGAAGAAATATCCAGCATTTATAGTTAATAAATGTCTTGCACCATTTCAAGACACGTTAATGCTTGTAAACGAAATTAATCAATTACATCATATTGACAAGAAGATGCAATTTGACTTTTTACTAAATAGTCTTAGACCAAGAAAAAGATTTACTCCTTGGCTGAAGGCGAAGAAATTAAAAAATCTAAAGTATGTTAAAGAGTTTTATGGATATAACAACGAAAAGGCAAAAATTGCTCTTGATATACTAAATGATGAACAAATTTCCGCCATAAAACAAAAAATGAAAAAAGGTGGAAGAGATGGAAGAAGTTAATTGGACGCAAGAGCAGATGTTAGAAATTGGGTTGAAAGAACCTGATGATTTCCTTAAAGTACGTGAAACTCTTTCTCGTATCGGTGTAGCTTCCAGAAAAGAAAGAAAATTATATCAGTCCTGTCATATACTTCATAAGCAGGGACGATACTATATTGTGCATTTTAAAGAACTTTTTGCTCTTGATGGGAAGAAAACTAATCTTTCAGAAAATGATATTGCACGAAGAAATACAATAGCTAAACTTCTTAGTGATTGGGGATTAGTTAATATTATGGGAGATAATGAGCCCGTTGCACCACTAAGTCAAATTAAAGTACTATCATATCGTGAAAAAGATGAGTGGACATTAGAAACTAAATACAATATTGGAAAGAAAAAAGAAGTCTAATGGAAATAAAATTTTTGTTCTGGTTCTCAGTTGTCATAGTAATATTGGGTATGATAGGCCTTAATATTGCTGCAGGGTTAT